GCAGTTGTATTTGCTTGGACTGTTGATGTTATAGTACCATTGGTATTTGATGAAGTATTACCTCCATTAGCTTTCCATCCCCATGCTACTAACGATTCTCCGTTTGAGTTTGCTTGACCACTTGAACCTACTGTAAATCCATCACTATCAAAAGTAAATCCTGAAAAAGAAGATTCTGCTTGAGTACTATCAGGTGATAATACATTGGCTCCTCTTGTTGAATCTAATAAACTATGGAAGTCATTAAACGATCTACCTTTAATCCATACCATATCAGGCTGGAATCCCATACCGGTTTTTGGTGCATTGGTTGGTCTATCACCTGTAAATGTTATAATACCAAAATGATCAGTACCGGTCGGGGCAGTAGATAATAGAGCATTGTCACCTAAGTAAGCTTGACTTACCTCACTGCTACCTTTATACACTTTTGAAACTTGTGTAGAACCTAAATAAATTGGAGCCATATTATGTTATAAAGTAGAGTTTATTACTATCATAGGAACCTAAAGCATCATATTGTGCTTGTGATCCTGCCCAGAAACTTAATCCAGAGTTATCTCTATTATTTAATGATTGCGATGCTACTAAATTAGCCGATCCTGTTACATTTAAACTACCAGTTACTTGATGAATATCAGTTAATTCATCTCCAAAAATATTTGAACCTGAAGAAAATGCAATCGACGAACTAACAATAGTTGTATCTAATTTTGTCGCAGTTACTTCTCCTAACGATACATTCTGTCCACTTAAAAGAGATACTACTTGAGCTGAACCACTTACTAAATTTGATGGCAATTGACCTGATCCTGAAATAGTACCTGATGGTAAGTGACTGTTTAAACTACATGTTGTAATAATTTCACATTCAGAACCACTAGCTCCTATTTTCCAAAGATCATTAGTAGTATCATAGAATAAAGACCCACTAACACCTGCACCACCTCCTCCTGATGATACTAATTTAGTAATAGTTATATCACCGTTTGAATTAGATAATGTTGGAGCTGATGAGTAATCGACTTCAGCTATAGGGCTGACATATACTCCATCAACTGGTACAGTTACAAGAAAGTCAGAACCACTAGGATCTCCTAATATTACTTGAACTGTGTTTGACGTATCTGATATTTGTACTCTATCACCTCTTGTAAATGATCCTAAACTCCAGTTACCGTACATTGCTTGAACCGTAGTTAAGTTAGAAAAATTAAACGTAGATGATGGTGGAACTGCAAAAGTACTAGTTGTTGTAGTATCTGATAAAACATAACTACCTGAACCTGGTGCATCATAAACATATACTCCACCTGTTAAATTTATTGTAGTAAGATTATCAAGTGCAGTTATTTGATTAGATGATGATATTACACCTGATGGTAATGAACCACTTATATCAGCTCCTAGTTGGGCTGATGATGAAACTATATTAGCTGCTAGTCCTGCTACAGCAGTTGCTGATAATGAACCACTTATATCTGCTGCTATTTGAGCTGATGAAGAAACTAAGGTAGGTTTATTAGTTATATTATCATAATGTATTGAACCTGATACTAAATGACCACCTTTAGCTATAACAACTCTTCCGGTTGCAGCTTGGAAAAAAGTAAGATCTACTGTATTATTATCTGTAGTTGTTATGTTACCAGGTATCATGAAGTTATCATCATCATCATATACCTGTACTATTACATTTTTAGTATTAAAATTATGGGTAATAGTTTTTGAAGTAACTGAGCTAAATGTATCTGATACTGTAGTTGATTGAGAAACACTTGCTCCGGTAACCAGATGACCACCTTTAGCTACAACAACTCTTCCAGATGCTTGCTGAAAAAATGTTATATCAACTGTGTTAGCATCAGTAGTAACTACATTACCGGGTATGATATATGCATCGTTAGTATCATATACTTGAACGATAACATTCTTAGTATCAAAATTATGAGTTACTGATACAGAGGTTGCATTAGTAAAAGTATCAGTAATTGTAGCAATTTCGGCTACACTAGAAGAAATGTTAGTTAAGCCTGATCCATCTCCTTCAAAAGAGCCAGAGAATGATCCAGAAAATTTTGATGCTTCTATTGCACCATCTACAGTAAGTGAGGCAAACTCAGGATTAGAACCCGAGAGAGCTATTTTTTTCCAGTTTGGCATAATCTACAGTTCACGGTTGGTCACCTTTTCAGGCCCACTTCCCCCAAAGGTTTCCCCGGAGGCCAATAAATGTTTAATATAAATAGTCTATATAATATAATAAAAAAAAGGCCCTAAGGCCAATTTTTATAGAAATTTTTGTAATTTCTGCATTATTGTGTAGAATTGCTCAAATTCAGAACCTTTATATTCAGCTTGTCTTAATTTAGCAATTATAAACTGTGCGTCGTCTTTTGTTAGAACTGCACCTGTATTTCTAGGTTTAACTATCTTTTCTATAGCCTCTTGAGGTTTCTTTTTCTCTTCTTGGGCTTTAGTGATAGGTTTTCTTTTAGCTTCTTGTTCAGCTACTTTATCTTTTAATCCCATAATATTTTGCAACCATTTCATTAAACTTCTTAACTATAGATCCAAATTCCTTCGTCACTATCATTTATATGAATAGTACCTATACCTTGGAATGTTGGTGCTGATGAAGGATTAGATGAAGCTACTTCAATATTTCCTAATTTAGAAGCATTTGTTGCTGTTGTTGCGTTAGAAGCAATATTTTCTGCATAAGCAAATACTGAATCTGAATCATCATAGAATATACCATCACCTGTGTTAGCTGTATTTCCTCCTGCTCCACCGAATACTATACCAGCATCACCTGAGTTACTTCCTGAGTTAAGTAGAATAAATTTATCTTCTACGTTCAGGTTAGTTACCTGTGCCTGTATTGTATCACCTGTTACATTTAAATCTCCTGCTATTGTTACATCACCTGTAGTAGTTACAGTAGCAAATGTTACGTTATCGTCAGTTTGCATACCGTTAACATTTACGTTAACGCCATTTAATTTAACCTGACCTTGAGCATCTCCTTCCGCTGAAGCAGAAACTATTCCTAAACCTAATTTAGTAGCATAAGAAGAAGTAGCTGAATTTATAGCTTCAAATCTTACATTACCTGATCCAGAAATTTCTGCAGCAATTTGAGCTGAAGATGAAAGTATACCTGCGCCAATTTGTAGAGAAGAGGAGAATATATTATCTCCATTTGCTCTTAATAAGTTATTTCCTTCGATAGCAATTTGACCAGCACCTGCTCTTGTAATTGTACTGTCAGAAGCATGGCCTACTTCTATTCCAGCAAATTGAGGAGAGTCTCCAGTTTGCATAGCATTAATATTTACATCTACTCCATTTAATGCTATAGTTCCTTGTGCAGATCCTTCTGCTGATGCAGAGAATAATAAAGGTTTATCGATTATATTATCAAAAGGTACTGAACCTGATAGTAGGTGACCACCTCTCGATACAACTGCTTTACCAGAAGTTGATGTACCAAACGTAATAGTTACATTATCTGCATCATCAATCACAACTGTAGCAGGAATAATATATTCATTAGATGCACCATATACTGATACATGAATATCTTCACTGTCAAAGTTATGTTGAACAGATATTGATGTTTGATTACTAAAGGTAGAGGATACAGTTGCTAATTGTCCTACGTTTATATTTGTTAAGTTCGCTCCGTTACCAGCAAACGAACCACTAAACGAACCAGACAGCTGATCTGCTACTACTGTACTATCTACGTTTAGAGTTGAAAGTTGGGCTGTTGAACCGCTAACTACTATCTTTTTCCAGGCCATTTTTTATTATTTTTAGGTTTACTTTTTATTTTTATTTAATTATGTTACGTAGATGAATGCATCTCCACTAGCACTTACGAATAAGTTACCATCTTTTTGATAATTTGCATCAGATATATCATTAGCTACTGCTGCTATATATGCATCTGCTGCAATTGTTGTTTGGTTTGCTGTACCTCCTGCGAAGTCTAAAGCAAATCTATTTTCTGATTCATCCCATCCAAATGAAGCTCCTTGACCTTCAAAGAAGATACCTGCATCTGCTGCAGATCCACCAGAGTTAATCGTAATGAACTGATCTTCTACTGCAAGGTTAGTTACTTGCTGTTCTATTCTATCACCAGTTACTGTTAAGTCTCCTGTTAATGTAAGGTTAGCAAACGTTGGTGAATCTCCTGCTTGAAGTCCTGTATCAACGTCTTCATTAACTCCATTAGTTGCAAGTCTTACTGTACCTTGGCTTGGTGAACTTAATACTGATGCTGAAACTATTCCTAATCCTAACTTAGTAGCGTACGATGAAGTAGCTGCTTCAATTGTATTCAGTCTAGTTTTAACAGATCCTGATTCAGTTCCTAAATTATTTATTTGAGTTTGTAGTGATCCTGTTACAGTGTTAAGAGCTTCGAATCTCACGTTACCAGATCCTGATATTTCAGCTGCTATTTGAGCAGAACTTGATAATATACCGTCTCCAATTTGTAACGAAGATGACATAATTCCATCTCCATTAGCTCTTAGTAGGTTATTTCCTTCTACAGCTATTACTCCAGCTGATACTCTTGTTATAGTAGTATCGGATGCGTGACCTACATTTACTCCTGCAAATTGAGGACTGTCTCCAGTAGCTACTCCATTTGCATCTACATTTACTCCGTTAAGTTTAACTTGACCTTGTGCGTCACCTTCAGCTGATCCAGATAATACTCCGTATCCTAAATTAGTAAGAACTGCTGATTCAGATCCTTTAGCTCCTGCTACCCATCTATTATCAGTTCCGTTCCATAATAAAGAACCAGATGCTGGACCGTCATTTACTTCTATACCTCCGTTGGCAGCTGCATCACCATTAAGTGCTATGATGTTGTCACCTATATTTAATGTGTCAGTATCTATGGTTGTTGTAGTACCGTTAACTGTTAAGTTACCAGATAGTGTTAAGTTAGCAAACGTAGGAGAATCTCCTGTTCCTAAATCCTTAGTATCTACAGCTACACCATTTAATTTTATTTGACCTTGATTGTCACCTTCTGCTGATGCTGAAACGAATCCACTTCCTGCAGTTACCTGAGCTGATGATGAAACTATATTTGCTTGTAATGCTACAATAGCTGCTGCTGATAATGAACCAGAAATATCTGCTGCTATTTGAGCTGAACCGCTTAATACTCCGTCTACATCTGCTCTTAATAAGTTATTACCTTCTACTGCTAGCTGGCCTGCTGCTGCTCTTGTTATAGTAGTATCACTAGCGTGTCCTACATTTACACCTGCAAACTGTGGACTATCAGAAGTCTGTAATCCTAAATCTACTGCTGTAGCAGCTACTCCGTTTGTAGTTAATGCTACTTCACCTTGATTATCTGAAGCTATAGAAGAACCAGATACTATACCTGCTCCTAGGTTAGCAACACCTGCTGAGGAAGAAACAATTCCTATACCTAAGTTTTGAATAGCTCCTTCAGATACTGATGTAATTCCAGTAAGTGCAGAACCATCACCTCTAAATGATCCAGTTAATATTGTATCTTTATCTCCTACGTAATCGAAAGAACCAGAAACTCCTGTTAAGTCTCCAGTACCTAAATCAACGTCTTGATTAACTAAATTTTCTACTGTCTGAGCTGAACCTGACATTACATTGTCTACACTCGCTCTTAATAAGTTATTTCCTTCAATTGCTATTTGTCCTGCAGCTACTCTAGTAATAGTTGAGTCTGAAGCATGTCCTACATTAACTCCTGCAAATTGTGGACTATCTGATGTTTGTAATCCTAAGTCAATTGCTGCTGCTGCAACACCATTAGTAGTAAGTGCTACCTCACCTTGTGCAGATGATCCTATAGATGAACCTGAAATTACTCCGTATCCTAAATTAGTAAGAACTGCTGATTCAGAACCTGAACCTCCTGCTATCCATCTATCATTAGTACCGTCCCATAATATTGATCCTGAAACTGGACCGTCATTAACATGTAGACCTCCTAATGTAGCTGCTGTACCATTTAATGCTATAATATTGTCACCAATATCTAATGTTGTAGTATCTATAGTAGTAGTTGTACCATTTACTGTTAGATTTCCTGATAGAGTTAAGTTAGCAAACGTTGGTGAATCACCTGTTCCTAATGTATTTGCATCTACATTAACTCCATTAAATTTTATTTGACCCTGTGCATCACCTTCTGCCGATGCAGATAATAAGCCACTTCCTGCAAATACTTGATTTGATGAGGAAACTATGTTAGCTCCTAAATCAACTATTGCTGCTGCTGATAATGAACCGGATATTTCAGCTGCTGTTAAAGATCTAATTAATGCTCCGTTAGGTCCAATCGATCCTGAAATCTCTGCTGCTGTTAATGATCTGATTAATGCAGCGTTAGGTCCTAATGATCCAGATACGTCAGCTGCGATTTGAGCTGATGAAGAAAGTATACCGTCACCTATTTGAAGAGAAGAAGAAAAAATGCCATCACCTGCTGCTCTTAATAAATTGTTACCTTCTACTGCAAGTTGACCTGCACCTGCTCTTGTAATTGTAGTATCAGAAGCGTTACCTAATTCAATGCCAGTAAATTGAGGACTATCTCCTGTAGCTATTCCGCCAACATTAACCTCTACTCCATTTAAAGCTATTGTACCTTGTGTTGATCCTTCTGCTGAAGCTGATACTATTCCCATTGCTAACTTAGTAGCATAAGAAGAAGTTGCTGCTTCTATTGTATTTAGTCTTGTAAGTGCTGAACCAGTATGAGTATTTAAAGGTATTAATTCACTTTCTGATAAAAATTCTGCATCTAATGAAGAACTAAAAGATTCCTGAGCGGCAATCCTAGTTTCAAATACAGTACTTGCAGAAAGGAAAGATCCTGAAATGTCTGTTGCTAATTGAGCTGATGAAGACACTACTCCATCTTCGTTTGTGATGTATTTAGCGTCGTTATTTAATTGTGATATCGCTGATCCGGATACAACGACTTTTTTCCAAGTTGGCATTTTCTATAAGGTTTTAAGTTACAATTTCTTTATTATAAATATACTCCAATTTACTAATCTTGTCCTATATATAGATCGTAATTTGAATCTAAATACATCCCTCCTTTGATGGCTGTAGGACTTGCTGATTGAGTTGTCAATCTCAATATTCCTTCATTCGTGATACTAAACTTCTTCTCACTTCCACTATAAATAGCAAGCTCGTCACCGGAAGTATCTAACTGTAATGATAAACTTCCAGTAATTTGTAATTTATTTGTAGTAGAAAAATCTGATCCAGTTAATGCAAATATACTAGTATCTGATAATGCTTGTACTGCATTTGTAAAATGAGTTGAACCAGTGTCTAATTTTACTGAATCATTTTCAAATGATATACCTAAACCTGGGCTTATATAAGAAGCAGTGTCAGCTTGTTGAGCATGTGATGAAGAGATTTCAGTTAGTATTTCTATCGATGCAGATTTAGCATATGAAGCAGATAAAACTGTCATAGAGCTTGTCTGACTAAGAGTTACGTATGAACTAGTAGCTGCTTGTAGATTATTAACTTCCGCTTGTATTGAACTTGTAAATGCGTTTAAAGCAGTTGTTTCGCCACCACCTCCTCCAAAGCCTGTAAATACACCCCAAGAAGCTGAATCAACAAATGTTGTTTCGAAATCAGCAGGAATAAAAGTAGCTTGATAAGTAGCCGATGAACTTTCAACCCATACGATTTGATCATGTGCTATTCTTTCAACTGGTATAGTATCTAAATCTGAAACCTTTTCCACTGAATAAAAAGCACCACGTACAAATTCAACATTAGCTAAGGCTGTACCTGAGCTACTTGCTGCTGTTGTTAATGCTAATTTGGAACTAAATAAAGGCATCTATATAATTTATGATGGTAAACTACCACTTGAGTTAACTAATCTTACTACTATGTTTGAACTATAAGAGTTTCTTGTTTTTCTACCAAATACAAACCATTCATCAAATCCTTTATAAGATGTTTGTGGTCTGATAGAATGAATTATTCCACTCTCTATTCCAAATCCCCCACCATCAGCATTAAATGCAGGTACTGCTCCTCCTACTGCACTATTGAAAGATTCTTCAATAGAAGTTGGAACATACATGTCTGAACCTGATGGATATACTACTACTATCTGTCCTGCTGAAGCGGTAGATATTGTACCAATTGAGCCTGATAAGACAGTATCTAAATTCACTCCACTACCGCTAGCGAGTAATGTTGCTGATTCTCCTCCTGATAGTACTATTTTAGAACTACCAATTGAACCAGATATTAATCCTGCGAATAATGATTGTGAAGCTGCTGATAAAGCAGTTACTTGAGGTGGAGTGTCTCCATTGACTGTTGAAGCACCCATTGCCGCCAAGTAGTTATTTGTTAATGCTGCATCACTTCCAAGTGTTGAATTATATACGTACACTTCTCCATAATCCAGCGACCTAGTTACTATTATTGATTCACTAGTTAATGTTACACTTTCTCCGTAATTATCAGTTACGGTTATATCTACAAAGAAAGTACCACCATCTAATGATCCAGTTGGTTGTACTCTAAATGGTGATGAAGTCCCTTGTACATCGAACTTATCTCCATTTACACCAGCCAAAGTGAATGTGAATGGTGAATTGTTTTCTGTATCTGTTACAGCTAATGTACCTGCTTGAGAACCACTTGTAGCATTATTAGTTTCATATAGATTAGTTCTAGTAAAGTTTGCTACTGGTGATTGGTTACCAAATACTGTTGCAGTAACAGATCCGCTACCTACGTTATCGTATTGATCTCTAAATGTAATCGTACTTGAGAATGTATCTCCACTTTGTGTAGTTGATCCACTTAACGTTACACCTAAAGTTAAATTACCGCTACCATCTATTACTATTGCTGCATTAGATGAAGTAAACGATTGTACTGTTGCTCCTGCATAAGCTGGAGAATATGAAGCTCCTACTTGAGCATAATTTCCATTTTCATATCCTGTTGCATCTCTAAATGGTGCTCCACTTGCAGTAGATTCTAAAATGTATACAGCAGTATCTCCTGTTAATGTTCCATTGTCTGCTGCTGCTATAGTAAATTGACTAGCAGATAAAGCTGTACTAAATGAATGTGTATCAGCTAAACTTGCTGTAAATCCATATACTCCTGCATTTACATTATTATTATTTGCTTTAATGTATATATAAGGACTATCAACAGATGCACTTAAGCTACCTGTTAGTCCTGTTACTGATAAATTAGCACTTGGTATACTGTCACTTTCTGTATCAGCTATGGTTAATCTAAATAGGTCGGCTGTTCCTCTTGCTGCATTTTCATTTCCATTAGATTGAGAAGTAGCACTTATAAACGGTGGGTGGTTAGTTACTACATTAACTGTAATACTACCACTACCTATATTATCGTATTGATCTACAAAAGTAATATTTGAAGATATACTATCTCCAGATGCTGTTCCTGAACCGCTTAAATCAAATCCTAATGATAATGCTCCTGCATTACTTACTGCTATTTGAGCATTAGAAGATGAGAAAGAAGTTACTCCTTGACTACCAAATGAACCTGAGTATGTTACTCCTAGATCACCTTGAGTTCCAGTTCTACCATTTGCATTAGTAACTATATTAGTTTCATTAGTTGCTGATTCTATTATATGGAATGTTCCATTTGTAGTCATTGTACCTATACCTGCATTTGATATACTTAATGATCTATTATAATTTCTTACTTCATCATAGTTATCTTTTATACTTGCTGAATAATTGTATAATCCAGCTGCTAGATTTGATGCTGCTTGTATTTGATAAGATGATGAGTTAGCATTTTGAGGTACTGCATTAAATGATGATGCATGAGTACCTGATAAAGACATAGAATAAGGAGTATCAGAATCTGGATCTGATATCGTTACACTCGTTAAGTTTGTATTAGTAGTTGCTAGGTTATCATTTAGATTAGCTGTCTGTTCAGTAAATGATGCTGTTGGTACTCTATTACCCAGTACTGTGACTGATAAACTACTTGTAGTTAAAGTATTAAAAGTATTTCTAAATGAAATAACTGAATCTATAGTTGCTCCACTTTGAGTAGCTGAACCGCTTAAATTAACTCCTAATGTCAATACTCCTGTTGAACTATCAATTGCTATTGCTGCATTTGATGATGTAAATGCACCAGCTTGATTAGAATTAAAATCTATCTGTGTTGAACCGTATAAATTAGTCTTTATAGAAGTACCACTAGTATCAGACTCTACTATACTTGCTGCTGTAATATTATCTGAAATAGTAGCAGGAGTATCGTCTGCAATAGGTATACTTATTATTGCAGGTGCTGATGCTGTATTAAATGAATCTAAAACTTTTACTGAATACTTATATGTATCGATAATGTCAGAGTTTAAGAATACTCCATTCTTTCTAGTTACAACTCCATTAGATGCCATTGAAAATGGATTCTCATGAGGATCAGAAGTTTGTGAAGTACCTCCGTACGATCCTGTTGCTACATTACCAGAGTTAAGTTCTAATGAACTTAATGTGAAGGCCGTAAATGTTATAGTATCTCCTTCTGCATCACTTGCAGCGATAGTATCTACTGTAGTACCGTTTGCACTATTTTCATTTATAGAATCTAATGTTTGATTATTTACAACCGGTACAACATTATCAGTAATGTTAACTAATATAGGTAAAAATGTTCTTGCATCTAAATCTTCTCCTCCTTCAAAATGCTCATCTGAAGCTGTTAAGCTAAAGTTATAAGATGAGGTAGTTTCAAAGTCTAATGAACCAGTAACTTGTCTTAAACTTACATAGCTACCAGTTCGTGCTATAGTAAATTTATCACTTAGTACATCTAAACCTCCAGATCTAATTGTAATAGTGTCAGAGTTAGCATCTGTGAAGTAAATTTTTGCTATTTCTCCAGTTGTCGAATTTTCATTCCTACTGGAGGTAAAAGATGTAATAATTGATCCTGCTACTGATGTTTGTCTAAAGACTGGAGCTGAGTTAGCTGTAACATCAATATGTATTGTCTGTGTATCTGTACCTCCAAAAGTATCTGATACTTGAATAAGTACAGGGTGTGCTAATGTTCCATCACCTCTATTATCAGTATTGAACTGTTCAGTAGATGAAGTAACATTTAAAGTAAGTACACCTGCTGATGAAAGTCTAACTAAATCATCAGTATATCCTGATTGTGTACTAAAAGTTAATGCTTGGGACTCTGGATCTGTCGCTGTTAATGTAGTTATAGTTGAACCGCTAGCTACAAATTCTGCAATATTAAATTGAGTTGCACTTGTAATAGATGGCCCCGTATTGGGGAAAAATACTGCATTTAAAAAGTCTTGGACACTTCCAGTAGTCCCTGCATTAAATGATGATGTAAAAAATCCTGGTAAATGAGCTTGTGATATTACTTTATTACCATTAAAAGTTGAATCTCCACTACCTGCTCCGAAGCCACTTCTTGCAGCTGATTCAGATATAATACTATCTGATACAAATGAAGCTGTTTGAGCTGTTGATACAAATGAAGCTGTATCAGCTTGTTGAGCATGTGAAGATGATATTTCTGTTATTATTTCATGGGATGCTGATATAGCATAAGAAGCTGAAACTGCGAATAAGGCATGAGAGGAAGTGGTAGATGTAGATCCGACCGCCTGTCCATTTACTAGAAGGGACCCGGATATATCTAAGGAACCTGTTAAGAGTCCGTATTCCCCTAAGTTGGGGTCAATTTGTTTCCACTTTATTAAAGCCATCTATTACTAATCACCAAATTTACCACTAATCATATACTCATCGTTTGAGTCTACGTTGTAGTTAAGTCCATCATTAAGTGTAACCAAGACATTACTGCCTGTTTGTGCAACAGAGTCTAATGCGTCGTTTTCGACGACAACTCCATTTATAAATAGTGTAAAATCTTTACTAGTCAAAGCAGGAAAACCCTGTGGTGGTGTTGCAAGATTTAACGATTCCCACTCCAGTGATGCACTAGATGCACCTGCAGGGGTAACTGTTACTGTTTTTTGGTTACTTGAAAAAACTTTATTTAATGATAAGTAAGCTTTTTGTTCGTTTGTCATCGATTCTTCTATATTTATTGTGTTCATCTTAGAAGCAGCTTGGTCAAAGAACCTTATACTTCTACTGTTTACTCTTGTATTTGAATATCTTCCCATTATTTAGGTAAATTATTAATGTCTACGACTGATTCAACTCCAAATAAAACCGATGCTTTGTTAAAGAACTTAGCATTACCTTGTGGAAGTGTATTTTCAGCATTAGGTACTATATGACCTAATAATTTTATCTGAAAATTAGTCTTTACACTTCTATCTTGCCCTTGAACGAGTTCAGTTATCGTTTGATAATCATCAATCATAGCTCTGAAGTTAAATCTATCTGGGTCACCCCAATAAGAATCAGAAGCATAATTGATACTTTCAATGATACCGTTCATTTGTTCAACATATTCTGTAAAAATTGTACAGGAATAGTTAATATTAAGGTAGTCAGGCATAACTACCCCTTGATATTCTTTTTGTATTGATCTAGTTAATAAGGTTGAAAATCTATCATATTGGTTTTTCTTCGACCACTTCTTTTCAAACACTCCAAATTGAGTAGGATTGTTAGCATCCATCTTATTTCCTAAGTTTCTATTCTTTTCTACGCTATCTCTCTTAAAGAAAATTAAAGGAACTTGTATTTTACCGTTTCTATCTCTATAAAAACCGTCTTTCTGTACTGCAGCCCATCTTTCAGGTGAACCATATAGTACGGGAACGATCTTCTTTGTGCCATTCTGTATTACCGATGGTTTAATAACTGAGTTAAAGTAATAAAATATAGCTTCATCTATATCTCTTAAGCCTATAGCAAATCTTTTTACCTTATCTTTCTTAACAGAACGTTGGTACTCTCGTTTTTTTCCTTCATTTACATCAGTTTTCTCACCTTTATAACCTTCTACTTTGTAAGGTTGTATAGTATTCTGAGATAACTCTCTTTGAGATTTAGGATTTACATTATTATCTGCCATATCTACGTGTTACGTGACTTCTATACTGTCTTTTAAATTGTGCAAATACTTGAAACAACTTTTCAAGCCTTTCATCTGTTGGATACTTTCTTAAAATCTTTTTAAAGTCTTGATAAGCGTCTTCTAAATTATCATCTACACCTTTTAAAGGAGTATATTCAACATCCCAAGTCATTTGACCAGTAACTGGGTCAGGACCACTAACTTTAGTAGTCTTAAAATCAGGACTTTCTTGTTCTTTAAGTATATCTTTTATTTTCATATTAATATTGTTCCATTTGATGTGTAATACCAGTACGTTCTCTTCTTGTTTGGTGACAATCTACTATAATTGATAAAGAAGATCCAAATCTTGAACCGTATTGACTTAAATTATAAGTCTTATCTCTACCTACAAACAGTTGATTCTCTCTAACTGTGTCTACTTCATAGTAGTCCTCATGCCACATTACTATATCTCCTACTTCAGGTACTACTTGTACATCTTCTAAGTCTTTTCTTATAAAAGCAAACGATGCTTCTCTGCTTAAATCAGGTCCAAAATCATCAGATGTAATGACTTGATCTCCTCTAGTTATTAAACAGTTAAGTTTTAATGGTTCTAACCAGTTTTTAGTTAATGCTTCACCATATAAATTAGATAAAGTATCTTCTAAACTTAATTTATAGAAAAGAATCTCTTGTTCAACTACATCTTTTAACAGTTCCCTGTTAATATTTACTAATAAGTCGAAATCTCTATTACTGCCGAATAACATTATATCTTCTCTATCGTTTTACCTGCTACTTCTACTCCTACTATAGAGGAATACTTACTCATAGCGTTAGTTTTTAATGCTGCAAATGCTTCTTGCCCAGATTTTTGTGAAATTAACTTAACTTTAAACACTTGTCTACCTTTTCCTAAGTCAGTAGTTAATGTTACTGTAGTTACTCCTGGTAAAGCCCTTACTAATTCACCTATTTTAGAGGTACTATCGTCTTTATATACGAATTTTACCATAGCTTCATAAGTTTTGAACTCTATTTCACTAATTATCTGTAACAATTTCATTATCCTATGTATATTGTATAAGGGACATCACTTAAAGTCTTCCTTAAATTCTCTGATTCATTAGCTTTTCGTTCTAACTGTGCTTGTCTAGATGTTTGATCAAGCATTTCTCTTAAATTATTAATTAAAGCTTCTTTTTCAGCTCTAGCATCAGTTAATAAGTCAGCTTGATTCAAGGTAGCTTCTGATCCAGGTACTGGAACTGATTGATATTTACCTCTAACGTAGGCTAATAGCTCTTTTGCCAACGATAACGTGTATTTAAACACCCATTGACGTCCTACACTATTAATAAGTGAGTAAGTTGGGTTTTCATATGGTACATCTGCTACAGTCTTTACTAATCCATCACCATCTTTATAAACTCCATCTCTTTTATCACTTAATTTATAATATTCGAACCTTAAATTAGCAGCTTTCTTAGGAATCGGGAAGATTTTAAGTTTATTATTAACTAATTCGAAGGTATATGCCGATCTTCTTATCTGATCGTTAAATTCTATTGCTTGTACCTTAAGTATATCGAAAGAAGTAGGCATTAATAAGAAGTTTACACCTGGACTAAATGATCCAAAGTCAAAAGCATCCATTAATGACTGTACACCTGTACCTGTACCAGCATATGGGTCAAAATAACGTAGAATAGCAGGTGGAGCTTCGTAGAATATACGTCTTACCTCTATTCCTCCTGTTATACCGTCATTTGTTGCCCATTCATCTAAATCGTACTCTTGTATTGATGCAGTTAAAGCAAGTGATCCAGTATATCTAGTAATACTACCACCTACTTCTGCTTCAGTACCGTAATTTTTTGATATTTGTACTGCTCTATCCAATGTTGGATCGAGTAGTTTGTTGTTTGCGCTACTACCAGTGGTAGAGCCTTCTAAAGATAGATAATTCTCCCTTATTTTGTATTGAAATACTTCGTTACCGTAAGTAGTAACTGCTTCTTCAAAACAAGCATAAAAAGATCCACTATTTAGTTCTACATCCATTAAAGGAAATCCTAAACGTGTACCACAAAAGCTTGCTACTTTATCAGCATCGGTTTGAAAATCACTATCAGTATCGTAGAAGCCGAAAGGAGTGGATCCAGTCGTAAAGGTAGAACTACCGTTCCATGTTACTATATTCGCCATCTATTACAATTTATATATAAATAGTATAAAAAAAAGAGGCCCGAAGGCCTCTCTTAAATTTAATTCTATTAGGTTAAACTATTAGATCTGAGATAAATCAGAAATAAAGATTTTACCGTAGAATTCTGGTCTGATCATCTTCTTCGCATATCTTGTCATAAGACCTTTTCTTGGAGTGAAAGTCTCAGGATCATATACTAGAGGAGTCATCATTAATGGTACGTAAGGTGCATATACAGCTCCTGTTTCTAGGAATTGTGAACCTCTATATCCCATTAACATTGTGTTCTCAGTCATGTATGGATTCTTGTATACTTTGAATCTGTTCGCTAATGAACCAACTCTCTGTACACCCATGTTAAACTCTTCTGCATTACCATCAGTGTTAGCAGCGTATCCTGGGATACTTTCTAATACTGTAGCAACAGTTGGAGAACATACTACGAAGTTTGCACCTCCTCTTAAAGTTTTCTGGTGAATCTTGTTAGATACTTTTTGAATCTTAGTACCTAATGTTTGGAACCACTGACCTTGAGTGTTGTAGAAATCAGAAGTTGAAGTAGTCCAGTTTGAACCATCCCATACTTTGTTGTTTTCTGCACTCCAGTGATCTGTAGTTCTTGCATCTTGAATAAGCATATCTAGGATCTCTAAGTCAATTTCCATAGAAATGTACTCGCTCAATAAAGATGTTAACTCAGCCTCAGCATCAATACTGTGGTATGCGTTAAGATCTTGAGCGAACTCAGGAGTCCATTGTGCCTTTAATTTTCTTGTCTTAGCAACAATCGCCTCAGAAGCTAACTGAACGTCAATTTCTGGTATAGTGATTGATGTATCAACAGCAGCTGTAGATGATGCTTCAAAGTCTCCTCTGTCGTTATCTACTGGCTGGTTGTGGAATAATACGTTAACTGATGTTGAGTTAGTAACTGTACCATCTGCAACAACGAATTCAATATTACTTCCATTTATCTTAGTATACTGTCTTTCTACAGCGATATCAGTTGAACCTGTTTGTAAGCTAAATGCTCTAATACCTAAAGTATCATATTTAGTTCCTAAACCTGCAGTTGGGATACTTACAGTATCAAATGCAGTTAAGTCAACGTCTACGTCGTAATAAACAGATGCTGAAGTAGCGTTTGCTACAGTAGCAGTTTGAGCTGAAGAAGTTTGGTTGATTGAGTAACCAAATTGTCCAGCACCATAAAGACCACCTGCTGGATCAGTATCAGCTGCTAATTTAGAATTAGCTGTAGATACGTTACCGTACATGTTGTCTCCGTCACCTCTACCGTTAGTAGCAGTTCCGTATTTAAAGTCTAGGTAGAATACAAGACCTGATGGTAAGTTCATTGGTTGAACAGATACAAAGTCTTGAGCTACGATTTGTGCGAAAACTTTTCTAACTAAAGGTAGTGCAACACCAGCCCATGCTTCACCGTCTCCGGCTGTGAATGAACCTCCTCCAACGTTAGTAGCGTTAGCCTCAGATACGATTTGTTTAGCTTGGTTCTCAAGAATCATTGCCATGTTTCCAGACACTCTTTCATCCTCGATACCTTCTAATAATCCTGAAGCAGCCCACTTATCTGCTAATTTAGCAGCGTCAGCTTGCATGCTCTTATAGTTATTTGAGCTTTCAAGTAAATTTTTTACTTCCATGATTAAAATTTAATTTATTAATTATTTAATTATTCCGGCTAATTTTTGCATTCTTTGTGCAGCCTCAGATAATACAATTGCTTCTGGTTTAGATGCAGTTGTTCCTGTAGCTTTACTAGCCATGCCTTTTGCCTTTGCTTCTGAAACATTTTCTTTTTTAACATCAACGATGTTATCTGAAACAGTTTCAAAAACTAATTTAACTTCTTTTACTGTTTCCGCTTTGTCGAAAGCAGCAATAATGTTTACTTTTTGTGATTCGGATAAGCTGTTAGCTTTGAAGATTTTGTTAACATATAAAAGTTTAGAGTTTAAAATATTTACTTCGTTTAACTCTGATTTAAGAGTTTCGATAGTATCTAATGCTTGCTCTAATTCTGATTTTTCTTCAGTAACTTCTGCTTCTTCTTTTAGATCAGCTACTCTATTTACGTTGTAGCCTTTTCCTTCTGATTCAGCGTTAACTTGAACTGATGTGTCTTCTTCTACTGTATCAGCAGATTCGTCCATATCATCTTCTTTTTTACCTTCTTCCATCTCCTTCTCGTCTTTCTTACCTTCTTCCACTTCTTCAGAAGCTTCTAATTCAGCAAGTAATTCGTCAAGATCGATTTCTTCTTCCTCTTCACCTGGTGCATCCATTTCTGGTTCAGCGTCAATAGCAGGCTCTTCGTCACCCATTCCTTCAATATCACCAGCGTCCATATCGTCAGCAGCAGCGTCTCCGCCTACTTCTTGAGCAATAATGTCTCTAATCATATCTTTAAATTGGTCAACAGATAGCTTACTAATATCTTCATCACCGTCTGGAGCGTCTTCGTGCTCAGCTTCGTCATCAGATTTTTCTGAATCATCCTCAGCTTCATCGGTAGCAGCTTCAACTGGCTCTACTTCTGTAAGGTCTTCCTCTTCGATTGCTTCGTCTTTTTTATCGTCGTCATGCATAGCTTCGTCCATGTCGTCTTCCTTTTTAGGAGCTTCATCGATAGCTTCATCCATGTCTTTATCGTCCTTAGAATGAGCTTCGTCCATGTCGTCGTCTTTTTTACCTTCGTCCATGTCGTCGTCTTTCTTAGGAGCTTCTTCTAGAGTCTCTTCTACTTCTTCTTCGTTTACGTTTTCTACTTCTTCGTTCTTGGAATCATCCATTTCTTGAAGTTTAGCAGCTAACATATCTTTCAGATGAGGTGTTAAAGTCTCTTCTAAAGCTTCTTTAGCGTTAGCAATAGCAGCTTCTCTTACAGATTTAGCTTCAGCAATAGCTTGCTTGAATAAATCTTTATTTGCCATTTGCAATAAATTTTGTGAATTGGTGTAGTTATTAAGAAACTACAATATAATTTTTAATAGATCGATGCAGTATAAGTGACTGCATATTCTTATATAAATATATACTGTTTCCGGAAAACTAAGTTACGCTCTTAAAATATCGTTTATTACTGTTTCTATAGCAAAATACTTAGGCATTTTACCTTTAGCTTCATTTAACGATACTGGGTTCATAAATGCACCGTGAGTAGAAGGATTAGATACAAAGTCCCAGCATACTAATTCGAAATCTGGTTGTACTTCTAATTGACCTTCATTTGTTTGTTGAACTGATCCAGTACCTCTTGAAGATATACCGATAGTATGGCCAGCTCTAATAATTTCTTTTACAATATTACCTGCAGGAGTATTTAATAATTCAACTTTACCCATCAAATCATTACCATCCCACCATAATTCTTTTACTATATGTGAAGCATTCTTTAACGAAACTACAGGAGATTCTGGATGATCTAATTCACCGAAAGCATTTCCTTTGTCTACAAATTCTTGTACGTATTTTTTAGCTTCTCTAACTAAAATATCTTTAGAGTAAACTCTACCGTTTTGATTCTCGGCAACAGCTCTTTGCATTACACCTTCTACTTCAAAAGTACCAGGTTTAGACTTTGACTCTCTTATAACTGGTTTGAATGGTGTTACATCTACTAATAATTGTGACATATTTATTTTTTTTCGTTAATAGGAGTGAAAACTGTAGTTTTAGGCTCTTCAGGAGCTTCTTGTTGAACGTATCCTCTGTCAACGTCTTGTTGAGTTATTTGTCTAACTCTAGGTAATTCTATCTTATTTAAGAATCCTTTCTTTATCACTGGTCTTAAATCTTGTTTGAATGCACCTTCTAATGATGGTGATATAAATGCACCAATTTTAAGTCCTTCTTCGTTTTCAAAGTCCTTAGTTTTTTCAAAGATTTTAGCTATTTTATCACCTAATTTTTCGTAAAAAGCTTCTACTTCAGTGACTACGTTTTCTAAGTCCATTACTACTGATTTAACTCCAGGAAAGTCTGCGTAGCTTTCTCCCCAGTCTGCTAATTTTTTAGTAGCTGCTTCATTTATTGCTTCTTCAGTTAATGATTGCTTAATAATAGTTTTGATAGCTTCTTTTAACTGCTCATCTTTACCCATTGCTTTTTTAATAGCTTTATCTCTAGCAGCTAAATAATCATCTGAATCTATATCTCCGTCTTTATCGTGATCTTTACCTTTCTTTTCAGATACTGAATCGTAGTTAACTGATATAAATTCTTCGAATTCTTCTATTGGATCAGCTCCTGCTAATAAATCATTGTAATGAGTCTTGATAAAGTCTAATGCTATATCTTGTGATATATCTTTGTATTTACTTCTAATTACACCGATGATAGCACCGATAGCTAATTTTTTTTCTTCTAACGACATTTCTTCAGTCTCTTCGAGTTGAGGTTCTGTATGAAGAGCTTTTTCTACTTCAGCTAATTTTTTAGCATCTTGAGTAGCTTTTTCTCTTTCCATGTCTCTAATTTTATCTGCAGCTGCTTTTAGTTTATTAACATCAACTCCTAATTTTTTAGCTAAATCATCTAATTTACCTTCTTTAAGAAGTTCTTTAGCTTCTTTAAGATCTGCTTTTTTAAGACCATTAAATACATCTATTTTACCTTCTCCTCTTTTTACTTCTTCTTCTCTATCGTGTTTATCTACTTTAGAAGATTCACCTGATATAAGATTTATATAGTGTAGAGAATCTTTTTCTAAATTATCTTTAGCTTTCTTTTCAGCTTTAAAATAATCGTCAGCGTTAATATTGAACTTATCATGAGCCATTAATCCTGCTGCAGCAAGTTCATAATTAATTCCTCTTTCTAAAGCATCAAGTGAGTAAGTTAAAGCCGGTCTATCATCATATACTTTTTCTTTAGTAGGTGCTTCATTAACAGTAGATTCAAATATTACTTGTTTATTTTTAAGTATTTGAACTGTATCATCATATCCGTTGAATTGAGATATAAGATTAGGAAATTGTTGTCTCATTTGACGAACAAATTCGCCTTTAGCAAGTCTACCTGCTACTACGGCTTTATAATTTTCTGCTACTGCTGTTGCTTTCATAAGTAATCAAACATTTTAGTATTTGACGGCCTTTTAGGTCGTTTTTGCTGTTTCCAGCCTATTTTTGTTAATGTCTTTTTAGCCCTTTTACCTTTACCGAAAGCATGCGGTGTTGCATACTGGGCTCCAGTTCCAGGAGTAAACGTTGCGGTTCCACCAGTTACATTGGCTTCATCCAATTCTTGCAATACTTCTCTAACTAGTTTAACAAGATTTGACCTTGTCATAGCTTCTTAAGCTCGTTTACTAGTTCGTAATACTGCATAAGCTTAACTAGATGATTATCATTTATTCTTTCCTTGTTAGAAACAGGCTTTATAGCCTTAGATACTTCATCTAATTTAATTTTAACAACCTGGTTATCAACTTTAGCAGCTAATTCTGCAACTATACTACTTAATGTATCTAACTCTTTATTAACTATATTACGTAAACGTGTACCGGAGTTAACCGATGTAATAAATTCTTTTAAGATCCTTTTTTGTTCTGGTAAAAGATCCTTATACTTGCTATTGAATTTTTCTAATAAAATTTTAAAAGTTAACAACTTTAAATCTTTATCATATTTAGAATATTCTTCAACCAGTGCGTCTTTTACTTCATTCTCATCTTGAGGCTGTGAAGTTAAGTGTTCTAAAATAGTAGTTTTATTATCTACTAGCATTTGAGGGTTAATTAACGTATCAGTGTTTTGCCCTTCTAATAAACAGTAAAGTGCTGCTAATGCTTTGTAATCTCTTACTTGAATACCAAAAAATTCATTGATATCGTAACTCTCTTTTATTTGAGATATTAAATCGTACTTTTGTTTCTTAAGTACTTTCTGGTCTAGTTTTCTTGATACTTCAGTTATAGTAGAAACTATAGCTTCTGCTCTAGATTGTGATACATTTCTATTTCTAACTATAAATTCATATAGTTTATATTCTTTGGCTAATGTAGATTTATTAGCAAAATGCTTTTTTATAATTGAAATAGCTGCTGAGTCTTTATTATCTAGAGTATCAGATGCTACTTGTTTTATAAGCAATTCAAAGATAAGACCTGTATTTCGGAATTTCGAATGTTTTATCTTCATTATACACGTTTACTATATATAAATATGTATTAGTTCCCTAAATCTTTGATGTTGTCTTCTGACAGCATATCTGGTTCAGATTTAGTTTCTTTTTCAAATACAATATTTTTTAATGATTCTTTATTTTTATGGTAAACTGCTTGAGTTTTCATATTTTCCATCACATTATCGTTATCTGATGGATAACCTCCTTGCATACCATGTACACCTAGAGGATCACGTCCTCCTACTGGATTATCATTAGTCCCATAGACTGAAGCTTTTTCTCTTGGTCTTCCGCCTTCAGGACCTGGCTGTCCCCATTCTTGTTCTTTCTCTGGCTCTACTTCAGCATAGCCTTGAGGTAAAGCATTAGGTTCTCCCCCTTTAGGAGTTGCTACTGAACGTCTACCGTACATAGATGCTAGATCATGTGGTGTACCGTAAGTAACACCTGACTTAGCAGGATCATTACCTTCTGCTTCTATTTGTGCTAATCTAAATGCTCTCTTGCTATCTTCCTTAACAAGCTCTCTCATCTCCATATATTGATCTTCAGATAAGTCAAATATATTCTCAAATATATAATCAGTAGAAAATAATTTAGTATCTTTCATTTGATTCGCAAGATCTACCTTCTCTTTTAATAAGGCAACCTTTTCTTGTTCAAATATAATTGAAGGTGTTGTTAAGTTTATTTCGAAGTTAGTTAAAGACTCCCCTGTAAACCCTTGCGTGTATAAATGTACCAAAGCTATTTTAGTAAGCTCTGATTCCATTATCTTTTGAATTCTTTCTACTGTTCTTGCAAATCTAATATCTTCTGCAGCTAGAGTTGCTTTACCTTGTAAGTCTCCTTCAAATCCAAAATATGCTTTTGGAATCTTAAGAGCTGCAAACATCTTAGCTTGAAGATACTCTACATCTTTCGTACCATCGTATTCTAAACCTTTAGTAGTTTCAATTCTAGTAGCAGTATCTCCTCCTCTTACCGGAAGGTAGAAATCTTCCATCATATTCTGCATATTGAAACGTAAATTGTATTGACCGTCTTCTCCTATATAAGGAGTCTTTTTCATTTGGTTAATAGTTTTATTCATAAACTGTTCAACCTCTTGAGGTGGTATAGCTCCTACATTAATATAGAACATTCTCTTTTCAGGTGCTCTCATTATACGATGAATTAACATCGCATCTTCCATTAATGTTACTTGCTTAAATATTTTTCTAGCTGGTTCTAAATAAGAACGTCCATAAGGTAAGTAGTTTGTATCAGATATTAATCTAAAATGCGCTATTTCATAATTATCAAATTCAACTACTTTAGATTCATCTCTTCTTTTTGGTAAGTAGTTAGGGTGTTGAGATGAAGCTAAACCGTCTGGGTCTAATCTAAAGTTAACAGCTGCAGGATTATCTGGGTCTAATCCTTCCTCTCTTATCATATGATAAACAGTATAAGGTAGAACATTGTAAACTCCGAACTTCTCTGCTACTTCTAGCTTTAAGAAAAAGTCTCCATACTTACACATGTTCCTTGTCCATGACCATAAATTAAATTCTATATTTAATACGTCATAAAATAAGTTATAAAGAACTCTCTGTATATTTTCATCTGATGATTTGATCGATAAGATTTCGTTTTGATCATTCTTTACTGTTGATTCATCAGCTAATATATCTAATGCTGAAGCGATTATTGGATCGGTATCCATAGCTTCGTAATCGGAATAAAGCTGTATTCTTAATGTCTGGTAATTAAGGTTAGGGTTAAATATATTTCTATTATTATAGATGTATAGTCTACTAAACCTATCTATCAACGAATTCGTTTGATATCTACCAGTAGATTGTATGTTATTGACGTCGGCAATTTTAAGTTGATCACCACCAATGTTACGTATTATTACGTCATTGGAAAATAATCTTTTAAGTCTACCAAATAAGGATCTGTCTGCCATTTACTTAGTTTTATATATATAAATAGTTCTATTTTAGAAGCCAACGGATATCTTCATCACCATGGGCTGTCTTAGTAAGATAAGGATTTTCTCTCATATTACCAACATTTGTCATAACAGCTTTGTTTTGTGCATTTAAATTACTAAATGAAGATAGCTGTGCTCTTGCTAAGTCCATACCTTGCTGTCTTAATCTTAGTGCTGTATCTCTAACATAAAGTGCAGTTGCACAGGCCATTATTAAATCATCATTATATCTATCTTGGGCTTGTGCTTTACCGTTTTTCCATATGAAAACTCTCATTTCAGACATAAGACGTTTAGATTGTATAGTAACTGATTTGTCTCTTATATACTCTATCATCTTAGCTATTACTAAAGGTCTAGTTCTAGCTGACATAGTAAATCCAGGAACTAATTTGTCTCTTTCATACTTGTGCATATAAGACTCTACTGATTCCATTTGAGCAGTTGAACTATAGTACATATTTCTATACTCTCTTTCTAATATTTGTTCAATAGTAGCCCATCCAATATTTGCATTTTCACATACTAGTAGTGCATCATTATATTCAGCTGCTATACCAACTAGCACATTACCGAATTCCTTAGGAGATAGTTTCCCTTTGTACTCACCTACTTGTACTGCGCTTTCAATATCGAATATATGAAATGCTGAGTAGTCTGTAGAATCACCTCTTGCTACATCAGCAACCACCATATAAGATTTTCTATAATCTACTCCTTCCCATATCCATAAATTACCGTCTACTCCTCTTCTTTCTAAAGGTTCTTTTTCATAAGTCTCTTCATAGAATGTCATATCATCAGGTTCAAAAACTGTATCACCCGAGCTTAAGAAGTCACAATCACACTCTTGGCCAGCCATTCTAGGACCTAAGTCTGCATCTTGTTGTTCTCTCCATCTTTGATCTCTTTCTGGATGTACTGTCCAAGGTAATCTTATAGGTAAAAAACTATTTTCTTTTGTTTCAGCTCTTTCCCATGTTTGGTGAAACCAGTTACCAATACCATTCGGTGTTGATAAAGCCATACATTGACCACCCGTTGCTAAGGTTTGTTGTGCTGCAGTAAAGGTTTCTTCTACATTCTCTATAAAGGCTGCCTCATCTAATAATAATAACGATACCGCTTCCGATCTTGCAGCATCCGGTGATGATGACTTAGCTTGTACTTTAGAACCATTCCTAAGCCTTAATGATAATTTATTTTTTTCTACAGCAGGCAATCTTAACCATTTAGGTAGTTGATCATATGCAAAAGTTACTTTAGTTACTAAGTTACGAGCAGTAGCTTGAGTAGTTGCTAATGCTAATACGTTTTTATCTTTGTGAAATAACATTAACCATAAAGAGTAACCAGCTGCTAAAGTAGATATACCTAACTGTCTAGATTTAAGAGTAATAATATATTGCTCTTCTTTAAATAAGTTAAGAATTTTATCCTGAAATGGGTATAGATTAAAAAGTATACGTCCACGAGTAGGGTGCTGTATATAACAGTACTTCCTCATAAAGTGAGCCGGATCTTTAGCACACTTAATATATTCTTGTGCTATTATTTTTTTTATATCTTTTGACATAACTTATTTTATTCCTCCTCTAAATACTTGCGGAGCTAATCCATTCTTTAAATTTACTGGACTAGAAAAAGTTTTAGGATTTGCATCTATATAATCTAACAACTGCTCTGGGGTAACTGATAAAAAATTACCGTAGTTAGTTGAAGTATCTACGAATATAAAATGATCAACTCCTTCTCTTTTAGAATAACTTGCTGCATAAACTTTTTGTAAAGCAATTCTTAATAAATTACTATCACTACAACTTTCATCAGTTATATACTGTTTAACAGCACCTGATTCATATACTTGAGATAATAGATCTTTTAAATCGTTTACTGATTCTTTAAATTTATCAGGAGAGTTTCTTAATATAGCAGGCATAAATTTATCTGGTCTTGTAGTATCTCCTGCAATCTCTTCCGCTGTATCTAATATTTTTGCTCCTCCAGTAAATGAATGATCTCTTTTACCTAATCTTGCTGCTGTACCTTTTACTTCTAAGTACTTACCTGACCAGTCTAAATCTCCTTTACCACCTTTCATCATTTTTACATCTCCTACTAAAGCGGCTAATCCTATTTCAGCTTTTCCAACTCCTCTTCCTCCTTCTTGTCCTCCAATATTAATAAGTAATTGGATAGTATCAGCAGTTAATTCATTTTGTAAAGCTGTTACAAGGTTACCTGAGCTACCTAATTGAGCAAAACTTATAGGTTTTTTTACATACTCCATATAATCATTTAATTGATCATTATTAGAAAGTACATTGAAAACTCTTTGAGGTGCATCTCCGGATTCTAATGTTTTAGAATCTATATTCTTAGAATTAATATGAGTAAAGAAACTATTTTGATTAGGTCTATTAGATATATACTTTTTAATATATTGCATAGCTTCACTATCGTTCTCTATAGAACTTAAAAGAGCTACAATATCATCTTTAGTAACAGGTTTAGCTTCTTCGCTTAATTCTCTAATAAGTTTATCAAGTATAGCTTTATCTCTTGGATTGTTTATATCTGGAGTTCCTGTCTCAGTTCTCCAGGCCCATTCGGTATATAGTTTGTCTGTAACGTTCATTATGCATCTGGTTCTTCTCCTGCTTCAAAATCTACAGGTTCGTCAGAAAGGTCTGCTGGTTCTTCATCTGGTACATCAGGAAGATCTTCTCCTCCTTCTCCTCCTGCATCTGCACCACCTTCACCGCCAGGAAAATCTCCTCCGCCAGTATCGGCTGATCCAAAATCAGAAGCATCTTCAGCATCTTCACCAGCTCCTTTCATCGGAGCTTCTTTATATAATATAGCTAATTTATCTAATGCTTGTTGGTAGTCTGCAATGTTAGAAAGTAAGTAACGTTTGCCCATTATTTGAGCCTCAAAAGTTTTACCAGTCCATTTTAAAATATAATCTTGTCCATTTTTAAGATTAATTCTAAATGAAGTAGGTCTAGGCGATATCAA